TCTTATATTGATTTATTACATCATCATTCATTGCACTGAGTCTAACGTCATTCATTAAAGTAGGTTTACGTGCAATTGCATTATCTAAATCAGTTTGAGCTAACTTAATACTTGCATCAAATCTTTTAGTTAATTTTCTACTTACACCATATCCAATTGTCCCACCTACCGCAGATCCCGCTATTGCGTAGTTCCTTGTTTTCTTACGTTCATTAATTAGATCACTTCTAGTTAAACCAAATTGATTGCGTTTCTCTCTCTTAACTTTATCTTTACTACCAATACGTCTAGCCATATTATTTCCCTTTGTTACGTTTATATGAGGTTACTTTAACTATTTTACCCGATTTAGATTTGCGATTGTATGATTTAACATTACCAAGTGATTCCATTGTTTTCTTACCTAAATAAGCAGTTGCTAATCCACCAGCACCTAATATTCCTAATCCTGCTGCTACACGACTCTTATTTGCTCCCATTAATCTAGCAGCACCTTTAATATAATTACCTTTACCATATCTTTTTAATGTGTCCTTAACTGCTGCAAATCTATTACCGAATACTTTAACTTTCTTCGCGGATTTAAGTGCTACATCATCTGAATCTGGTATGAAGTTCTTATCGAAGTATCTGTCAGATCCGCCAATATATAATGTTTTACCTCTAAGTCCAGTTAATCCTAAACCAATACTAGGTAACGCTTTAACAGCATCTTTAGAATCTTTAATATCTAATTTTTGTCCAGTTAATCCACGATACATACCCCGTTGCATCTTTCTATGCAGTACATTAGTAATTGGATTTTTAGGAGCGTCTATATATTTAGTAGCTTCAGGTATTGGTACTCTAGTACCATCATCTAATAATTGTTCTGCTGTTTCCGATATAACTTTATGATTTTTATGACGACCTGTAATGTGAATATAATTTTTAGAATTTTTAATATATTCTTGATTATTTATTGCCGCACTTGCACCAGTTCCACCATAATTAGGATCTAGATAACCACCATTCTTCAATATAGATTTAGCATTTTTTCTACTTGTACTATGTGATTCAAGTCTGACACCTAATGCTCTTGGAATGCCGGATCTAATAGTTTGTTGTCCTAATAATGCCGTACCTGTTCCATATAATCCAGCTTTAATATAGTTAGGTTGATTACGATTATCTTTTTTCTTACCCATAACAAAAATGATGATAATTACTACCATCATTATAAGTGTTATTTGCTTCGCTGTTAATGTCAGTTTTCTATCTTAATGCACGTCCAGTTTTTGTGATGTTTAATTTTACCCTTAATTACTTTAATTAAACAACTACCATCTAGACCATGTGATTCTTTAAGGTGAACTAATCCATAACAACATAACTGTTCATTAGTTATTAAGTTAGTTAATAGGTAACGTTTATTAACTACTTGTTGCCAACTCTTTTTAGCATCATTGATTAACTTATCTTCAGCTAACTTAGCAGCTTTATCAGCTAATAACTTATCTCTTGTTTCCTCTGATTCATTAGCTCTAACACAACTCCAACCGTTAATTTTGCGACCATAACGAGGACTATTTGGATTCATTAATGGGTACACCGCTTTAGCATTTAATCCAGTTTCTTCAGTTAAATCTTCCATACCGTAACGACAGAAACTAACACCTTCAGGTGTTGTCAATATGAAGCGTTCAGCATCTGGTAGATATTGTTTAATAATTGGTTCTGCATTAATATCTCTAACTTGATAACCGTTAATTAAATTAGCGTTATTAATGTGATGTGATATTGTCTTCTGACATATATCTAATTTAAGTTGTTCTTTAATAGCATCAATACCATAAGAACAAAAACTGTAGTTATCTTTATTTAAACTAATACATTCGTATTTGTTAACGTAATCTAAATATGTTTTATCTACAGTTACATAATCATCATTAAGTGATTTAACTTTATAACCTTTATGATTAGTCATCTTATTACGAGCAACTTTAATTAAACTACTTACATCTAAATCTAGTTGTTGTAAGTGAGTTACACCGTAAGTACAATACTCAATTCCATCTGGTGTAGTTATTAAGTAACGACGATTTCTAACTAAACTATTACCTCGTTTTAATTTAGCTTCAGAGGTATTGTTTTTTAATCTAGCAGAAATTAAAGTGCTACCTAACATAGAAGCTCGATAACTTTTATTCTGCCAACGACTCGTCATCGTTCTTTTTAAATACTCTTTACCTTCAGGTGTTAGAAAACAACCTTTACCACCATTTAATACGTTATAACCGTTAGGTGTTAAAGCATTATATTCTTTAATAAAATAAACTTCAGTTTTATCAATTTCTGACTGATCTGTTGTTTCTAAAGTTTTAATAATTTCAATTTTAAATTTATCTACACCATATTTCTTAATTGCTTTTGATAATAAACTTTTAGTTCCAACATAATTACCGGCTCTAATATGTTCTGACCAACGCTTTTCAATTGTCCTATTTGTTTGTCCAACATATTTTTTATCATTAATTGAGTTTGTCACCAAATAAATAAATTGTGGCATAATAATCTCATTTACGTCATAAGATCATTATACCACAACTTAAACTCGGTCTAGTTAGAAATAGGGAATTATTATCTAACTACTTGAGCATACAGATTCTTGGGAGAATAAATTACTGGTAAAACCATTGATCATTTTGTTACCACGTAAGCTCTTTATCCTACGTATCAGTAGTTTCATGTGTTATATCTACTGTTCAGACTATATCATCATCCACTTGGGATGTTCGGCACTCGTGGGTTTGTTACTGTCCGGTCTGGACTCGAAACCTAGTCGTTGAACCTTCAAAACCATTCCTGGTTAAGCTTGGCTGCTGATTGTCCACTTCTGGAGTTTCCAGCAATTCACCGAATTTTTACTACTTAATTACTTAAATAGGCGACTACAAAAAGTTTCAATCGCTTGCAAAACATCGTTGATAGGCACAGTTGTCTTCTCATAAACACGTACCATTACAGGAGATTCAGTACCTGTTAATACACCATCTTTAACAACTTTCTGTTCTTCAGGAGTACCAATAGCTTGCTCACCCATTCCATCCTTGAGGAATACGAAGCAATTCTCATTAAGGAATCGAGCGTTACTGATGTAGCTATCAATAGTATTAGTATTACCAGAGTAGGTATTATCTACTTGATAGAACTCATCATAATCCTTAATAGGAGGTAGGTTATTAGAAGCCATTACCTCTTGTAACATTGGGAAGCTAACAGAACCTACTTGTGCAAATCCAACTGATTGTCTAGCACGAGCAATAGTAGATGCTTGTTTCTGAAGATCACGCAATGCAGTATTACTCATTACGATGAGATCAGGCTTGTAACCATTAGTATTGACATAAGTAGTTACAGCATCTTCTAAGTTAGCGATACCATCAGCATTAGCGTAGTCAGTCCACTTGTTCAACTTAGGAGATGCAGTGTTACCAGTAGCAACAAGAGCATCAGGGAAGTGGTTATAACTAGCACCAGGACGACGGAAATCAATTGTCCATGCAACCTTAGTAATTGCATCAGATACACTCAATTGACCAGTCTGAACAACTTGCCAAGCCATGCTAGTAAGTCTATCAGCATGAGATTGGACGATCCCCTCAATGTGACCATAGAGATACTTAACGAGCATATCGTTAGTACCCTTAATGACGGAGTTATCAGTTAACTTCATGGTCATAACACTAGCGCGTTTATAGGCAGCTTCTTCCATTGCCTTACGCATCTGTTTCTGAGTTACTTCATCGAATGAATAGCTATTACCTAACTTAGCTAGTTCACCGATTACTCGACGGAAACCACCATGAGAGATAACTGGAGGTTCAGCACCAGGAGCAATAAAGTTCGCAACTGGTGTGAGACGTTCACTTACGTATGCTAGGAACTCATCGTCCTCATACGTCTTAATAGGCATGAATTGATCAATAAGTTTAGTTCTCTGACGCAGACGAGCAATAGTATCGTCTACTAGAGTTTCGGCAACTTTAGCTTGCAACTTATCGGTAAGAAAATTAGAAACTGAACCCATAGTAAGAAAAAAGTAGGATAGTGGGCGCGATAACATACATCATTAACATACGTCATTAACGCCCGGTTAGTTAGAATTTGTAAGCGAAATTGATGCCAGGGAATCGTCTAGCAATATCACCATCGAAGTATGGTAGATACTGGATACGAACACCATTAGCAATAGTATAGAGAGCTAGATCCTTAGCTGTTGCAACAGTATAATCAACTGCATGAACATGAAGTCCTACAATTGCATTAACTCTAACACCGATATTAGTACCAATAGGTAGAGCTACACTTGCGTTACCAGTTAATGTAATAACACCAGTTGTGTAATCAATA